CTGATATTGGAGCTTCAGCTGCTAAAGTTTTTGGTTGGTCTAAGCCTGCTAATTTGCAGGTTTCTCAAAGAGTAACTCAAAATTATTTGCCTTATGCTGCCAATACTGATGGTCCTGATAATTCTTTTCCATTATCTCTTTCTCAAACTAATTCTGTTGGAACGGCTGTTGGTTTCTCTGGCACTGATGTTGATGAAATGGATTTTTCTTTTTTGGCTACTATACCTGCTTGGTCCTATACTTTGCCTTGGACTACTGCTCAAGTGACAGATACAACTATAACTTCTTTAGGAGTAGGTTGTTCAGGTGTAGCACAAACTGTTGTTAATGGTGGTACCTTTAACCACTATATACCTTACCAGTTTATAGCTAGTCATTTCCAGTTTTGGAGGGGGTCTATGGTTTTTAAATTGAAATTTGTTAAAACGGAGTTTCATAGCGGTAGGTTGTCTATTACTTTCAGTCCTTTTTGTACTGATATTACGACTGCCACTACTCCTAATCTAGCTAATTCTTCTTATCTTCATAGACAAATCATTGATATTCGTGAAACTAATGAGTTTACGTTTGTTATTCCTTTTATCAGTGTGACTCCTTATAAGAAGAATGCTGCCTCTACCGGTTTATTTAGTATTACTGTTTTAGAACCTTTGAAGGCTCCTTCTACAGTCTCTTCTACAGTTAATATTATTATTGAGAGAGCTGCTGGTCCCGATTTTGAGGTAGCTGTTCCTGTCAATAATCCTTTGCAATATTTTGCTGGTATTACTCCACAATCTGGTGGAAATACCTCAGTTGATGTTGGGTCTAATGAGTGTTCTCATTTTGATTCCACCATTGGTAGTTCCGCTTTTAAGAGTGATAATTACCTCAATTCTTTGCATTGTATTGGTGAGCGTATTTCATCTTTGAGGACTCTTCTCAAATTGCCTTGTCAACTTATAAATAATGTAGTACCTACTGCTAATTTATATATACACACTCAACCTTTTGCTATTTCTAGTGGAACTGTTGCTGGAGCGGTTAATACTTCTCCTTCAGTTCTCAATGATTTTTATAGTCGTTTTGCTAGTTGTTATGTGTATTCTAGAGGCGGTGTTAGATTGAAGTATTTGGATAATACGGCTGTTACTTCTCCAAATCCTATAGCCATCTATCTTGATACTCGACCAGCTACTAATACTATTAAAGCTAGTGTAGTTACATATTCTGCTACTGATGCAGTAGGTACTACATTTTCAGCTAGTAGGTTGGGAGTTCCTGTCGTTTATTATAAAGCTGGTTATTCTGGAGAAGTTCAGATTCCTCAATATCTTAGATTTCACAGCAGACTTAATTCTGATTGTGTAGCCAACGCTATCAATCTCTATAATAATAATGTTCGTGCTATTACTGGGGATTTAACTGTTACTAGGCAATTTTTGCCTAATGCAGCTTCTGATGCTGGTATATTACGTAGTGGATCTGATGATTTGAACTTTGGAGGTTTCCTTTCGGTACCTCCAATGTTTGCTTATGCAGTTTAAAACTAAACATAGAGTTTTTCATGTTCTCTATTTTGAAATACATGACGTTTAGATGTTCGTTAAAACACACCCCTGATATATGGGTGTCTATATATTAATTGACCTTTTAGAGTTAACGATTTACGGTTTTCGTTAGCTTGACTCTGTGTTTCCTCCGTTGAAATATGGGAAGCAGAGACTTAGCAAGCTTTATCACCGCTTGCTGGGGCCCACCTATGCGTGAAACTATGATAGTTACATGTGCATATAATCCTGTCGCAATTTGTTGCGTAACGATTCCACGCTTAGGTGGGATTATATTGGACTTAGTGTAGCTTAGTTTCGGTTCGTTGAAAATCGAACTTTGCCCGGCTCCTGTGGCTTGACAACCTATGGATCTGGAATTTTCTTC